GGACTTAACACGGAAAGCACACACACTCTGTCGGCAGCCACTCCGCACCGCTCCTCATCCCGTACCGAAATGCCAAGACTTAATTTCATCGGATCATGTAGTAGAGGCAGTTATGGACTATTACGATAAGTCGGTGTTACCCCCTATTAAAATTGTAGACAACCCTGCTCCAACTGTAAGCATAGTACGAGTGCAAGAGGGTAATCCTATAACAACAGAAATGCCTATAAAGATTGTGCGAGAGCCTTCTACCGCTATCAAGGAACAGAAACCTTTTCAAAAGGTGCATCCACAAGAACTCACAAGTGCGGGAGTAGGACAGATACAGCGACAGTTGCCCCTCATGGATAACCCGATAATCGGGGGTAAAATTACTGTCTGCGTTCTTTGCTATGGCCCGCACCCACAACTTGCCAAGACTTGCCTATCCAGCATTCTAGCTACCATCCCGCCCGAACGATTAGACTTGCGTATTGGGCTTAATGAAGTGCACCCAGATACTTTTGCTTATGTGAAAACATTACCGGTTACAAAGATCTACGCAAACAGTCTTAACCGCTACAAGTATCCTGTCATGCGAGATATGTTCTGGGATGAGCAAAGACCCATTACCACGAACTATGTAGCCTGGTTTGATGATGATACTTGGGTAGTTAATCCAAATTGGATCAATGATTTATGCCAGACTATTATCGATAATCATCCTAAAAATTATCGTATGTTTGGTTCTTTATTGTACCATGATTTAACAATGTATGCTAAAAATGGCAACGACCCATCTACTTGGTTTAAGACTGCTGACTGGTATCGTGAGCGCAGTTTTCGCATGCGTGGCAGCCAAAAAGAACAAGCGAATGGAAGCGTAATAGATTTTGCAACAGGGTGGTGCTGGGCTATAGCTACAGAAGCTATTCGCAAAGCAAACATTCCAGATGTAAGGCTTGGGCATAATGGTGGCGACATCGCATGTGGCGAAGCAATACACCAAGCTGGCTTTGGTATTAAACAATGGAATATGGGCAAAGCATTAGTGGCTTGCCCAAGTAAAGTTGATGGCGGGCGACGAGGTTATTCTGAAAAATTCCCATGGGCAAATGAGTAATAAAATGAATAAGATGGGCTTGTGCATGATTGTTAAAAACGAAAGCAAAATAATAACAAGATGTCTTGATAGCGTTAAACCATTAATAGAGTATGTCTGCATCGTAGACACTGGATCAACAGACAATACGATTGAAGTAATTCTAGCTTGGCTTAATAAAAATAATATGTTGGGTAAGGTAATAACAGAACCTTGGAAAGATTTTGCCCATAACCGCACCTCTGCTCTTGCTCACATCCGAAAACAAACTGACATTGATTATGTGCTGATGATTGATGCAGATGAAACCTTAGTGTATGACGCTGAGTTTAATGCGGACAAGTTCAAACAAAGTATGGACAAAGATCTTTACATGATTAAATGTCATCACGACAACATCTTGTTTGATCGACTCTCTATTACAAAGAATAAAAAGCCTTATGTGTATAAAGGAGTGCTGCACGAATATCTAGACTGTGAAGAACCAATAGAAACTAGAACTACTGTAGTTGGGGTGCGTAATACAACACCGCACGACGGAGCAAGAAGCCAAGTTAATAAGTTTGAGAACGATGTAGCTATTTTTGAGAATGCTCTTCTGACTGAAACAGATCCATTCCTAATAGCAAGGTACACATTTTACCTTGCGCAGTCCTTCCGAGATATGAATCAAGATGCCAAAGCATTAAAGTTTTATCTTGAAAGAGCGACAAAAGGTTTCTGGTCGGAAGAAGTATATATGTCTCTTTTAAACGCAGCTAGACTTAAAGAAAAGTTAAAGTACAAGGATGAGGAGATTATCCAAAGCTACATGCAAGCACATGAAGTTGTTCCCCATAGGATTGAAGCCATACACGGAGCAGCAAAGTTTTGTCGCACAAGCTCAAAATACCATCAAGCTTATCTCTTAAGCAAATGGGGGCAAAGCCTTCCAGTATGGAAAGACGGGTTGTTTGTGGAAGCTTGGATCTGGGATTATGGCATAGAAGATGAAGTTAGTGTAAGTGCTTATTGGTCAGGGCATTACGCAGATGGCTTAAAAGTTACTAAAGAGCTATTGAAAAAGATACCAGAGAAACATTTAGATAGAGTGAAACAAAACCTAATCTATTTTGAAGGTAAGATTTGATGCTGGTTTTAGACCACACCATAACGCACGAATTGTGGCAAGATCCTCTATTCTGGGAATGCGTACCCTGTCTTGAAAACTACCGAGAAGAAGCAGAGCAAGTAGCTGTGCAAGCAAATATTGCACAAAGTAGTCTAAAAGTAAAACACAGTTCGTTGTATACTCAATGGCTGCAACTACTACACGAGTGGGCAAAAGAGCAGCCCGCTAAGGTAGGACAGCTAGTAGACTACATTCAGCAGAAGCGTCAGCATTGTGCAGAAGATATAACCCTACCGCTTATGCTAGGGCAAAAAGATCAAGTGTTTATTTTTAGGAAGTAATTACATGACTCGCCGTATCTGCCTTACACGATCTGCGACCACAGTTATTTCAAATACAAATTATGGTACCTATCGGCTACGAGTTGATGTTATTGCAACAGGCCCAGACTTAGATGCCAATATCTTCGTGTATAGGCATAACCCACCAAGTCCCTACACAACACTGTCTACAGATATATTTGAGGCAGTAGCTGGACCACCACAGCTTGCTAACATACCTGCAGGAGTTCCAAATCCGGATTTGAGCTGGCCCTACTATCGCCTAGATTACATTGAATTAGATGTAGCTTCTACAGCAGAAGCAGACAGCATCTGGGCTGAAATTCAAGCAGAGGCCGAGGAGCTTCTTGGGGCCTTGGATCGACTGGAGTTATTAGAAGTAAACCAAACTGTATGGTTTCCCTCTGCACCCCCATGCGTTGATGGCTGGGAACTTACAAACTTTACCGGTACAACATTTAGGAATGGCAATCCTATTCCTCAAATTACAGATCAGGCAGCTTGGAATGCTGCCACAGGTCCAGGCTGGTGTTATTACAATAACGATGCTGCGAATAATTCTGTTTACGGCAAACTTTACAATTGGTTTGCTGTGACTGATGCCAGAGGATTAGCCCCAGTAGGCTTCCATGTACCAACTCTCGCAGAATGGGTAACTTTAGTCACATGTCTTGGTGGATCAGATGCAGGTGGTGGCATATGGCCTATTGCAGGGGCCAAGATGAAAACAACAGGCACGCTTGCAAATAATGATGGGTTGTGGAACTCTCCTAATGCTGCAACAAATGAAAGTGGTTTCTCAGGAGTACCCGCTGGTTGCAGAACAGGTAGCTTTATTAATCTGCATGCAAGAGGTAGCTTCTGGGTTTATGATCAAGCTACATGTGTTAATCTTAACAATGCTGCATCTTATGTTTACATTGGGGGAGATAGCACAACAGTCGGATATTCTGTGAGATTAAAACAAGGTGCACCACCTACCCCATAAGAAGCTATTAACTACGAGGAAGACAAGCCATGGCCGAACTAAACAAACTGTTAATCCTAGAAGAATCTGTGCTGCTAGGTATGATTGGCAATCCCAACTTCGTGCAAGAGTTTCCTTTCTTGGCAGGTTCCGAGAGTACTATAAAAGCTAAGTCATCGGGATGTGGGCGATGCAGCCAGAAAGCTGGAAGAAGGATTCAAGCAATCAATGGCATTAAGCAATCGATTGTTTCCATGAGTATCGAGAAGAAACTGAAGCTTAAACAAATGGTAAATGCAGACAAAGTCCGTGTATTAATCTCCGCTGGCGGTAAGGTTACAGCCTACACTTTCTAGCCTAAATAATAGGCAAATCCGTGTCATTATTATATGAGAGCGATTAGCTCTTGAACCCTTTCTTTACTTGCTATTGATAGCAAGGGTTAGGAGTTCTGTTTCGTAGGTATCTATGTAGGAGACAGTAGTTATGATAAGCAACACAAACGGTATGGCTCTTTTCACTTTGGCTAAACACCATGGCCACGAATGGACCAACTGGACCAGTCTGCAAGAGCTGCAAGATGTTGGTTGGTCGCTGGCATCGATGGCGGCTAATGAAGGTGTTGAGCGGATGATGGAGGAAAGGCGGAGAGAAAACATCAGTTTGCCTGGTGGGATATCCGCAGACATCGGGCATACCACAGGATCGGGACGGTTGAGTTGGTTCTGCTATCAGGGCGAGAACGCAAGGATCAGTATGGAAGTAGCCCGCCCCGGCGTAGGACTGACTGGCAGCAAGTCGGTAGTGCTTAGGTTAGATATTAAAGTATTCAACCACCCAGCAGACTTGGAACTGGTCTGGGAACTTGACGATATTGAAATGGTTGAAGATTTAGTCTACCTTCGCCATCTCCGAGCAGTTACCATAGCCATCTTCGATAAGGCCGATGAGGCCGAAATCGAATGGTTTTTGGGGTTCATCAAGAATCCAGAGTTCGCTACCAAGATTCGGAAGGAACTCGCAGAAGAAATGGAAGTCGCTGAGCTGGCCGCTGGGGTACCCATTCAGCGCCCAACTGGGACTGTGCGGGCACCAGCCATCGTGGATTAACAAACCGTCCTGAGCCGACGTTAAAGGGCTCATTGTTATAATTCCCCGCCCTCGCTTACCGGCTAATGATAAGCGAGGGTTTTTTTTAACTATTGGAGAACAAGTTATGGCCAAGTTTGAATGCAATGAGTCAGAAGGGCTGTCATGCATCGCCCATCTTTCAAAAATGGATCCAGCCGCCCGATGGGAAGACACGGAAGAAGAAAAATGGGAGAATGGCGGGGTAGATATTTTCGCAGGGAGAGATAAGCCGCATGGCGGTGGCTTCTATTCCCAATTCTTTCGAGAGGATGATGGAGAAACAAGGTGGTGCATCACCTACTCCTCATATAAGGGATTCAGTGAGGAGAGTATAAAAGCTCTCCTCGAAGAGTCGGTAAAAACCCCCATTGTACTTGCTCGGAGGTATTAGTGGAAACTGTGACAGTTAAAAAATCCTTGTTCTCCGTCATCCGACGTACAAGGTACCACTTCACCAAAGAGCCAAGGTGGGAGACTCTTATCCCAGCCTTGGTTGCAGTTGTGTCCATCTTAGTTGCTTGTGCCTATTATAAAGCATAAGCAACTAGTCCTAAGCAGGACATTAAAAGGCTTGCAGCCCTCACCTAAATAATGACCAAATCCGTGTCATTATTATATGAGGGCAACCTTAACTATTACACCCTCACTTGCCAATTTCGGTAAGCGAGGGTTTTCTTTTAACTATGGGAGATTCTGATATGGATGTTAGAGATACAACTTACAACAACGGTAACAGTAATGTGGCACTGTTTGACAGTGCCATGCAGGGCATCGGAATGTCTATGTTGGTTGCGGTAGGTTTTGCAATTGTCCGTCTATTGTTTTAAACCCTGTCCTAAGCAAGACGTTAAAAGGCTTTTAAGGATGGGTGTCTGGTAGAAATTATAAATCCATGGTTAATAGCCGTGGCAAGCTATAGGAAACTATAGTTTGGGTAGCCGTCACCGTGAATGCCAGTGTCCCAATGGGCATGGCTAGCTGCTCGACCGAAGTCGGCGTGGATGATGATCTTAACAACCTTCCAACGGCTGGAAATGTTAAGGGAGTCCTCAAGAAAGCAGCGCAGCGACTAGGGAAACCAAAGTCGTAAATCTTCAACATTTTAAGCCGGTGCTAAATTAGTTTAGCATTGGGAGAATGCTCTGGAGTCGCCTACGCTGGCGTAAATAGCTAAATCACACTGTCCTGAGCAGGACGTTTAAAAGGCTCAATGGCATCGTTCCCCCTCACTTGAGCTACAGCAAGTGAGGGTTTTTTATTTGTAGCAAGTTTTAAGTTTAGCAGGGAGGTTTTGTGATGAGGATTAAAGCAAAAGCACAAGGGTTTAGGGGGACAACCCCCGTTTATAAGCTAAGGGGGCACATGGCCCCAGCTCGAATCTATCAGCTTAACGCTGATAGATTCGAGTGGGAAGCAACGATGGCAGCAATTGACAACCTACCTCGGCAAGCGCTGGCAGTTGCCATGGGAGTAGTAGGACTCATCCTATTACCAATAGCGCTAATGTTTGTGTTGTTCGTGGGCACTGCGGTGCTCCACTTTTTCAGTTAGTTTTCCAACCCTTGCTTGCCAGCTACAGCAAGTGAGGGTTTTTATTTGTAGCAAGTTTTAGCAGGGAGGTTTTGATGGCTAGTCCTTTCGTTTGTCCGTTCTACGGGGAACTTTCCGCTGAAGAAGCGGAACTCCTCCGGGTACCCCATGGTACCCCAGTCAAGCTTGTTAAAGAATTGCGTAAGGTCAAACGCATTATGCGGTTGGTTTTACGTGCTGCAACAGCAGCAATTGTAATAGTGGCGGTGGCAATAATTGCAGTAGTGTTAATTTAACTTTTAAACCCCTTGTGTGAGGCACAAGCGCAAGGGGGTAATCTAGTGCCATGGAGATATAGACGATGACTCTGACGATGCAATTTAAACAGTTAGGAGTACAGACAGATGTGGGTGTCTGGGACGATTCCCAAGGCACCAAGGCTAGACTTTATGCCTTGTCCCAAAAAGCCAAGCGGCTTAAAGGGCGGGGGAAGAAGTTGCCGAAGGGCTTCCAGATGGATTGTTTTGACCCAGAAAAGGTCGGACTAGACCAGGAAGCATCTGACTTCTACACACCAGAAGCACTGGTGGCGCTTTTTGCACACCCGTGCAAGACGGTTGACTGGGATCGTTTAGAAGAATTGAATTCCATAAATTATTTCTGGGAGGGCGAATAATGCTAGTTCTAACCAGGAAGCCAGGTGAGATAATTGTTCTCGACCTTGCTGGTCGAGAAGTTAGTGTGCATATCTTGCACACTTCCACAGGTCGTGTTTCTCTCGGGGTTGTTGCCCCAAGGGATGTTAAAATTAAGCGAGGAGAACTCGCTACGAACCCAGCTAAGACAGCTGGGATAATTGGGTAAACCCCAATGGTCGCAGTATGCGATTTGTTATTGTTGCTTTATTGCAATAATAATAAATCTCATACTGCGACTGTTACCTTCCTATTGCTATAACGCAATGGGAAGGTTTTTTTCTTAGCTATTGGACAAGGAGACAACATGGAACTAGAACGAGATAACATGGCGGATGTGTACCAGAGCTTCATGCTGCAGGTGCAGTCCACGCTCGAAGCTAACCTAGCCCCAAAAGCTAAGTTGGATATCATTGCAGAAGTCGTGGAAGACTTCCAAAAGTTCCGCAAAGCGTGTAGGCATGTCAAGCGAGTACTACGAAAACAAAAACCCTCAGATAAGTAATTTTGATTTCTTTTTGAGGGGCAACACACTAGACTAACCTTAGTTCAAAATGAAAGGAACTAAACATGGCCGTAAAAGCATTGGTGGTGGAGTTGTTAGGGGATGGTAGTCGAGGCGTAGTTACGATTGAAAGTGACTTGCCTGACTTCGTCATGCAGATTGAAGAGCTTCAGTCGGCGAAAGCACGAGACTTCGTGCTGCAAGCAACTGTCAAAGCTGGCATCAAAGGTCTGCCTGGCATCAGCCGGACAGTAGACTCACCCTATCCCGTGACGGCAGAGGGCGAACCTCTTGAAACCCTTAAGGATGAGAAGGGTGTACCTATCCCACTTACAGATCCTAGGGCAACCCCTAAGAGCTACAGAGCTAAGTATGAGGTCACTGCCCGTCAATGACCCAACATGAGATGATCATGCTTGATGAGGCTGCAACAAAGCGTCTCATCAAAGCAGTTGGTACCGACCTAGAGCAAATCTTATGGCTGGCGGACTGGTTGCTGCATCTGAATGTATTTTCAGATGCACAAGTCTATGATACATTGAACTTTGTAAAATCTGGAATTGAAGCTTTTGCGGTATCAGTAAAGACTGACACTCCACGAGTTACCACTGTCTGTGTATGTGATTCCCGCTGGGTTTCCATATCGGGTGCTGCTTCTTTTCTAGATACGCAAACCTCGGAAGTGGTAGAACAATTACCACAAGCAGCGGTAACGCATATCTTTTGCGACCTAGCTGCACTGCAGCTACGCATGGAACACCGAAAGAGGAAGTTCAATGGTCCACAACCAGCTACTAAAGAATCTGCTCAAGCAAGCAGCGACAAGCCAACTGAGCAAACCAGTGGCCCCAAAGATGATTCAGCGCACACTGCTGATGTCTGAGGACGCATTTGCTACACCGCTATTCTTACTAGTCATGGATAAGTATGGCCCAGAAGCTATGCAATGGGCACCAGAGACGATACGCATGGAGTTAGAAGCGGATTTCCAATGTGAGCTGCCTTCGTTCTCCCTAGATAAAATCATGGCTGCAATTACAATTGTAACCACAAACTTCTTTTACAAGGATGTAGGTAGGTTCATATCTATCTGCAACATACTCGCAGGGGATGACTTCAATCCCGAAGTCTTTGACCCTGCAGACACAGACGAAATGCTTCTCGGAATTACGGAAGCCATGCTTTTATGGCCTCCAGATGAGGACAAGAATGACTCAGAATTTTGTGAAGAAATCCGAGAATACATTTCACAAATGTTAAAGGTAGAGGGTATACTCCACCCCTTCGATGTCCTGCGATTGGCGTTACCCGCCGACCAATCGGTAAATGTGGACGCAGATTACGCCGATGATCCAGAGATGTATTCTGCCATTTACCAAGTACAGCAGGGGAAGACAGATGAGACGCGGGGTATATATCTGGATAATGTCTCAGCATTGGCCCAACAATTATCTGCGTTGTCTTTGCAAAACGGCAGCACAGAACCTATGGTTAAACAACTACAGGATATTGTACAAAAGTCAGGGCTGGGATCTTCTCAAGGAGAAGCGTTATGATGAGTTTGATTGCGGTGGCATTGATGTCAGTGGTAAACGCAGGCGAACCTGCAAAATGTTCTGGAGCTACTTGTTCAGCTACCCCTAGAAAGGTAGTGACAGTAACTAAGAACAAAACTCGGACTCATGGTCGAATTCGGTTCGAGCAAGAGTACAATGGTAAAGTACCAGTTCCGGATGCGTGGTTTCCTTGGAAGCCAAACAGTACTGATAAAAGATTTAATCACAAAAAACGCTGCTGCCGTTAAGCACTAGCGTTAAATAATAAACCAAAGGACTAGCATGAAAGTGCTGGTCCTTTTTCTTTTATAGGAGAACAAATGAAAGACGCAGAAAAAGTGGTAGTAGTATGGGCATCCACCCAAGAGAACTTGGATAAAGGGTTTGTCCACATAGTAAACGGGTTTGAAGGCCCAAGAATATACGAGAAGGATTCCTTAGACACAAGAATAAAAAACTCTGACGACAAAGACATACCGTATGCGTTGTCTTGGCAAGAGGCTGTCAGTTTCATGGATGGAGATAATATTGGGAGAAAGGTGCAACTGAATCTGAAGACGGCAAAGCATATCGGACTATTTAAATAAGGAGAAAACATGAGTCACTTAGCAAGCGGGTTCTGCGTTACAGATATCGAGGCACTCGCCTTGACTGTAAAAGAGAAATGCCCAGAGTTGGAATTGGTGAAACAAAAGACATACCGAACTTGGACCACCGATCATGGTGGTAGGCTTGTGGGGGATTATCCCCTGCCAGGCTTGTATCAGTTAAAAATGATGGCATCATTGAAACGTCAAGGCGTTGATGTGCATGCCAAGGCCGAGGCACAAGGAGTGAAGCTCCCTACTAACTTAGCTGAGCTGGAGCTTAAGTCATGGGATTTAACCCAGCAAAAGTTGCTGCTGCAAGATGCAGAGTTCAAAGCTGCATATGAAAAGATATGCAGTGAGACAGTGGGTCAAGATGCCGAATTCGTCATTCGGTACAAGCAGTCCCACAACAATACTAAAGCCTACGAGATAGGCTTGATCCCTCACCCAATAAGGAAAGGTGAGTACTTAATGATGACAGACTTCTATGCCCAAGGGAATGGGCTGCTTAATGCACAAGGGGTAGGCCAGCACAAGTATAAAGATGGGAGCTGGGGTGGAGAGCTTAAGCAAGCCTATGCAGGGATGGCTGCAGAAAGAGCCATCGTCTCTCAGATTAAAGCTGGGAACCCCGAGTATGGCCGGTATGAGAAGACTGTACTTCCCGACGGCAAGATAAAGATCGAAGTATTCCCAAGGAGTTAACATGAATAATAAGAAAATTGTCATCATGATCGATGACAAAGGAGAAGTGCAAGTAGAAGCCTTCGGACATAAGGGCGGAAGTTGCACCAAAGCAACAGATCCATTGACCAAAGCGTTAATCGGCGGAGTGATAGAAGATCGGAAAAAACCCGAATTCTATCAAGGAGATGCGTCAATCAAGGTTCGTGAGTTCGAATAACTAAAGGAGTCAGTATGACCATTATAGAAAAATTGAACGGATACTTTGCAGCGGGTCAATCTGGGCTGGTGCTCACATCAGTCGAGCCCGAGGAGTGTCTTAGGGAATTGGCAGAAGCTGCTAGAGCTTCCCAAGGTACGGAAGACAGACTTGACCTATTGTTCTGGGATGTGGCAGACGGAGTTACCGACGCACATGGTAACCCAGTAAACTTAGGGGCAGCAGATGCCTCGCAGGATGACGACATCGCAGCACTCGGACTTGGTAGCTCATCCAAGAAGATTGGGCTACATGACTGCTTCGAGATCGTGCTAGGCATGATCCGTGGCCGTGCCTATCGGGCAGCTGCGGATGAGACTAGTGCGGACGACAAGCATATGCGTGTACTTGTTGTAAGGAACTTCGACAGACATCTGATGCCACAAGGCCAGCAAGGGGCGTTGGATTCTGTGCTACTAGCACAAGCTCAAAAGCTTATCAACGAGGGTCAAGCGACCCAAGTGTTTCTCATCATGCAGACTACACCAGAGTTCGAGCTCCCCATGGAGCTAATGGTCCATTGTGAATATGTCGTGCATGAGCTTCCCACAGGGGAAGAGCGTAGCACCATCATCACGGACCTAGGAGTGGCTGAGGTCAGCCAAGCGTTGCTTAATGCAACTGCGGGCCTATCTAGGGCCAAGACGGCCCAGTATGTAGCAGAGACGATGGCAAACTTCGGGTACCTCAACCCAGCTGCCATCTTCCAGAAGAAGGCTAGCCACTTGTCTAGGGCATCTAAGCTAGATGTCTGGAGCCCCGAGTTCGTCACACAGATCAAGCTGTGGCCAACCCCCAACTGTATTGAGCTACAAGACGCAACAGATGTGACGATGATCCAAGAGGAGAGTCATGTCCAAAACAAGCAGCTCAAAGAAGGTGAGATCCGTGTTAGGGTAAAGTATGTGCAGAATGGTAAGAAGATAGAGAAGTGGCTAGACCCCATGCTCTCTAGTTACTTTGAGCACACTTGTCGGCCTGAGCGTGACTTCTTCTCGCTTAAGTCGGTGGTTGGTCTCAATGGGTTGAAAGCTTTTCTAAGGAAAGGTTTTAGACCCGAAGTTCCAGATCGTGCTCGCATGAAGCATGTCCTTATGCTGGGTGTCCCGGGTACGGGTAAGTCTTTCACCATGCAGTGCTGTAGCGGTGAGTTCAACACTCCCTTGTCCAGCATGCAGGCTTCTAACCTATACAGCAAGTGGCTGGGCGACACCGACAAGATCCTCGCAAGGATGTTGTCTACAGTCGAGATGATCGGTGGCATCCTTGCCATTGACGAGTTTCAGCGGTTCCTTCCACAAGGTGGTGGTGGCGAAAGCGGTGGGGTAGAAAGCCGTCTGTTGGGTACGCTGCTTGGCTGGTTTAACAATCAGCAAAGCAATCTAGTACTGTCAGCGGCTAACAACATCAGCAACCTACCCGACGAGATCACTCGCTCTGGTCGTGTGGATGCTTTAATGTTTGTGGGATTCCCAGGCAGAGAAGCCAAGGATGCTGCATGGGCTATGTACATGAAGCGTCACGAATTGGTTGAGCAAGAAAGACCAGAAGACAACTATTGGACTCCAGCCGACATCATGTCGTGCTGTCGTCTAGCTGAGTTACAAGGTGTAACTATCAAATACGCAAGTAGGTGGATAACCCCTTCGTATGAGAAAAATCAAAAACAGATGGATGGCCTAATGGAGTGGGCAGAGTCTGCTGGTTGTATCTGCTCCGAAAGCGGAGAGCGTTTTAAACATCCAAAAAGTGCAGGGAAGTCCTCTGTAACGGATGCACCAAAGAAAGTGACTAGAAAAGTAAAAACTAGTCGAGAAACAATCTAAGGGAGAATGAAATGGGAATCATTACAAGAATGCTATTTAAGTTAGTGCCTCAAGAAAAAATCGATAGCCTCATCAAAGAGGTTATCGAGTCTAAGTTCAGTGATGTGTTAATGCAGGATCAAATCCAGCTGTCCATAAGGGCAATTGCACATACAGAGATAAATGAGTTGAACTTGGAGGAAGCAGTTTCTTCCAAGTGGAGCCTCAAGGAAATAGCAGCTTCGGTTGTGGATGTACTTGATAAGGGCTTATTGGCAGAAGAGGTAGCAGAGCGGTTTACTGCATCCGATATCGCCAGCGAAATAGACGCAGGCGATGTTGCTTATGAGATTGGTGCCTCGGAAGTGGCAGAGAATGTCAATCTAGATGATCTAGCTGGTTCCATTGATCTTGACGATCTTGCGGACAAGATCACAGAGAAAAGAATGAAAGGCATAGACATGGCGCAGATCAACTATGAGCAGTTGGCAATCTCGCTAATGTCCACAATCAAATTGTTGTCCACAATCAAAGAACTTAAAGAAAAAGTTTCCAAATAAGGAGAATGTTATTATGCAGAATGAACTATTTAGCCCCGAAGGCAAGTCCTTGGTAAACAACAAGACGGTAACCTATTGCACAGTGAAGTTCACTGTAGGCTGGTTGCCCGGAAGCATAGGCTTTACCGAGCAAGCCAAGGCCGTGTTGGCCTCTGGTCTTGGTACCGACAGCAAGGTCATCCGAGGATCCTATGCGATCCTCGGTGCATCTAGAGACAGTCTAATCCAAGAGGGAGCTGCCCTTCGTAGGCTGCTAACCCTCATTCGGGATAGCTATACCATCCCCGAATATACCTTGGTTGCATCCGCAGCCCAAGATATATCAACGCTTCGCCCAGAAAAGATCAAGGGTAGCTACTTGATCGAGTCATGCAAGGTAGACGAGTTCATGGAGCGGTTCAATGCAGCACGGCTGCAGTACCTCACATGGGGTAAGAGGGTATCTGAACCAGAGAACTACGAGCGGATTAGGGATGCGGATCGTCTCAGCCTTGCTAAGGACTGGGATATCATCAGTAGTAAATACCCAAGTGCACATGCGCTGGCAGACTCTGTCACCTGCGACATGCCTCGCATCGAGCCCTTTGATGCTACCTTTACCATGGCGGATGTAGCTCCAGCTACAGCTAAGTTCCTGCGAGAACAAGCAGAAGCACGACTCAATGCTTCTGTGGAAGGTGCTACCTCTGAGCTTATTGCTGAGTTCAAGGAAATGGTCGAAGCAGTTGCTAAGAACTGCGGTAAGCGTATCCGCCTCTTGCCTGGACTAGAGTCCAAACGGCAAGAACTGCGGTATGCAGAAGTTCAGCAGATTCTCCGTCATGCCGATGACGAGGAAGTGCCAGTAGGCAAGCTATTGGTAACAGTACAGACAGCAAGTCCTAAAGGCGGATCATCCGATGCCTTTATACAAACAGGCAAGCCAACTACCCTGCTTCTCACCGAGGCAGAGTACAAGGCACTACAGCCCTACGAGACTGAAGAGCATCGTGCTCTAACCCAGTCCGCATTCGAGAATCTTCAATGGCTAGCCCAGAAGATCTCCGCAGTCAAAACTATGCTGGGAACTGACCCAGAAGTTAGTAACCTAACCACCCTTGCAGATGAGATCTCTGCAACCCTAAGCACCCTAGGCGGTTCTGCTGCTGAGATTACCAAGCAGCTAAAGAACTCAAGCTTTGCTCGGACTACAACCAAGCAAACCTTTAACAAGTTCTTTGATCGTCTTGTAGCTCAAGACATCGAGATCAAGACCAAGAGCAAAGTAGCTCGCCGTAAGATCAAGGTAGGTGGAGGTGACGAATGATCATCTTCATCAAAAAAGATGGAACAACACAAGGGCTAGTCAGCCCAGTTACCCAGCTACTACAGCTGGGTAACATTAGGAGGGTTAGTCACATTGAACCTGTTAACTCCGTATTGCGGTGGTTGTTCCACCTCATTCGGTGTCGGGTCAAGGACACCTCTTATCTCGCAGCATTCACCCGCTATTGGCCTTGCCAGTGGCGGGCAAACATTATTGGTGGGCCCATCATAGGCCCATTCAAAAGGCGTAAAGATGCTATAGCAGCGGAAATTGTTTGGATTAATTTTACACTAGGAGAATGATTATGAGTGATTTGAATATTGTTGAAGCTACAGCCCTTGCTAAGTTAGTGGACAAGCAGCTTAAGCAGCTCAAGGATGCAGGAGAAACAGTTGCACCGGGCAATCATGTCTTTAGTCTTGATGTCCATTTGGACGGAAGTCTTTCTAGAGGGGAAGATACTAAAGCAACTCCTCCCTTTGCGATTGCGGGGTTCCTAAAGCCCTTGCTACTGAAGTACGCAATGGGATTGGGTAAAGAAGAAGGCAAGCAATGGTTGCAGAACTTGATGAGTGCGCAGGCGGCACTGGGTGCGGTTATTCAGCTGGGTGCAGACTCAGTCATGCAATCGATTGATCCAGCGTTCACAGCGTTGTGGTCAGCAGCGGAAGCTCAAGCAAAAGAAAAGTTCCAGTCTGTTGCCGAAAAGGCAGACAGAGCTGGACAGACCATCGTGGTTGGTGGTTTAGAGAGGGTAGTAGAAGCAGCAAAGCTGCCTAAAATCGTTAGGTCAGCTAAGAAGAAATAAACACTTTAAAGGAGATTGTTATGTCGATTTATAGAGTATGCGTGCTAAAGACTGAAAGCAAACAAAGTGACGCAACAAGTTGGGATACTACAGTGTTGTACTGCGCAACTTCTTATGAAGAAGCAAGAATTGCGTTTCTAAAATCTGAAGTTCACGACTATAGTCGTGGGCTTGGAAACTCTGCGAGACAAACAAAGATTGAGAAATTTGCAAGCTTTCCTACGGAGATTGATTCAATCGAACCTGAAGAACTCGAAGATCGATGATGCTACGCTAAAGAACTAGCCTCGGCCATAAGCCTTGGCTAGTTCTTCTAATGTTGCGTCATCGATCTCACGGAACTCTGCTGACTTACTCAACTGCGGATGCTGCCCAGCTTCGGTCATCAATCGTTCGAGCAGCTCCGCATCTGGTCTAGGCAGGGTGTGTGCTACTTCGGCGATCTTTTCGGGGTCTATGTCAAACCCACGGCATACCTCATCAGCAAAGTCGTTACCGAACAAGCTGACTACATCTTCACGTGCAAGCTTGGAGAACTGTGACTTATCGTATGCGTTCCCTGTTTGCAGTGTGCACAGCTTTGTGATATCTGCAGCGGCCTTCGTGTAACTGACTTTGAAAAGGACATCTTCGGCTCTTGGGATTAGTTCCGTGTACTTGCCCTTGAGCCCAATGTTATGGTCAATCAGATCGACTATCGCAGCCAACTTGATTAGCTCTCTAGGTTGCAATGCAGTGCGGGGAGTAGTCTTAACAGCTGCAGCAAGCTTTGTAATCGCCTCACGCTGTTCGTGTTTGTTCGCAAGCTTGGCTCTGTTCTCTAGCATGCTACATACTTCTAGAGGATCAGGTATACCTCGTCCTGCTTGCTTCTCGATGAAGTCGGTAATAGCTTCGCCCATGTTTGCACCATAGCGAGCAGCTTTCTCCAGAATCTTATCGGCAATTTTATTACGATCAATAAAAGGTATTCGATCACAGTTCGACTGCAACCACTCAGCTGCGGTTTTAACTTGCAAAGAATTGGTCATGGGGTAATAGCGTTCCTTAATCCCATCCTTGCTTTGCCATACATAAGCATAGCTGCTGTCTGGAAGTTGATCGCTGCCCCTTAAATCGGTGGCACGCTTGACTATTGCATCGTAAGCGGGTCGAATACCAAAATAATCAGAAAACCTTTTAAAACGTTCACAAATTTTGTTTTGGTCGTTAGGATGGTACTCTGCTGACTTTTCATGGAAGTACGCTGCAGACAGCCAAGTAGCAGCTGCGGAATGGCATGCGTACTTCTTATGTGCGGGGTCGGCATAAGCGGTGACTGCGATAGTTGCTGGAGCCATTGTGGTTTCCAGATCGGCATCCTTCACGAATTGTGGGAAGTCATAACGCTGAGCGATCTTAACCAGCTCGGTTTTATTTTTGTCACTTGCGGGATCTAAAACTATAGAAGGCGAAGGCATTGTGTCTCTCCTAGATATTCATGCAGGGTTATCATTTGCGGCCATCGCTCCACTAATCGGGATGGAACCAACCGCATCTTACCCAGTATCAGCTAAGTGCCCTTACTGTGAAGCACAAGCTTGGGCCATTTATCAAGATACCAAAACTTTGGAGGAATGGTATTATTGCTCCCAGTGTAAGGCCACAGGGACGATTTTGGCAATGGCAGCTGCACGATTAAATATGCTTCAAGAAGAAGCTATGTACTATTTGGCCGAGCAGTTAAACAGAACCATAAGTCCGAGCAATATGCGATTATACCTACGTGGGCTAGGATTTTCTGCAAAATTGCAAGAATTATGGAAACAATCTCAGCTTTCCATGAAGAACGAAGGCAGAGAACATTATCAAGCTTTGCTACGTTTAGGCTGGAATATATCCTCGCCTATGAGCCGAGAAAGACATCTAGCAGGCCCTGGTCAACTCTTGGGTATTTTAACCCCAACACAAGTCGCCAAGTATGGAAGGTTCCGTCTACTTAAAAAGAAAGACCCTACCGTGGTAGTGCCTTATTACCGCTCACCTACTCAGATAGGTGCGCTAGCGTGCTTTAACAATGGAACCGAAACAATAGTTAATTCTAATGTAGGTGGAGAAGTTGGGTTTGCAGGCTTGCCCTACCTGTGGCAAATACAGTCTGACAGTCTTGTACTTACCTCAATGCTTACCAACATGGTTAGGCTGCAGTTGCGTAACTTCAACAGCAGCGAGATACCTTTGCCTATCTTGGCATGGCGACAGTTCATGATCACGGAGAGGAAAAAGCAATGGCCCATGCTGGGAGGTAGACAACTCATATTCTGGGAATGTCATCCTACTGCAGCAATACTACATCAAGCCATGCTGTCAAATGCTTCTATGACTTTTACTGGTCCAGAGATTGTGCGACAGCAACCTAAAGAAGTTAGTGGACCCCGCTGGAATCGCTGGATGTCTGACATGCCAGTAACAGAAGTCTACCAACAGATAGTACGCACGGCTAAGCCCTATGAGCGAGCTCTTTCTAATTGGGCATTATACGCAACACCCGCAGACAAGACTAAGTTACTTCAAGATGCGGAACAACATAGCTCGGAAGTAGCTAAGCTTGTCCGCTCCTATGTTGCTCCAAACTTGCTCACAGAAGTTGGGAGAAGAATACGAGTTCCAATTAGCCAGAAGTTACCAACAGTAGGTGGAACCACTTACATGGTAATGGTAGAGAAGAATAACAAGTGGTATGACGATGCGGGCAATGTAAGGTTCTCAGGTATTCTTCGGGTAGACAAGATAGTAATTCGCCCCGATACATCTAAGGAATACATTGGATACTTGCAGACCAACGAAGGCAAGTATCCATTTAGAGTTCCGGTTGAGAAGGCTAACCTATCTTGGATAACTGAGTTTGCATTGAGCCACGGCATAGTCTTGCAATCCGATTGCTTCTGCAACATATGGGGTAATCGATGGTTGGAGAAGTTTAACCCCTTCGTAGCCGCTTGTCAGATTGAATTACCCGAAGTTGTTAATGGGTTAGAATCTATTGGCTGGGATGGCAGTGGCTTTCAATTTCGTAACTCTAGGCTGTGTCGTGGTGAGTTTTCTTCAAATCCGGAATTTACATTTCCAGAGGATGCCCCTGGTCCTAAACAATTGCTGTGCAGGTTGCGAGATGATGTGATCCTTGCGATCAGTGATGAGAGTCCAGAGTTAGAAATAATATGGGCATTTGCTATAGCAATGTGTGCACAGGTCACAGCCCCTGCTGTAGGCTTCCCAGCTTATGGCATATGGGTAGACCATCCTACTTGCAGTTTATTCTTACAAGAACTGTACCATAGGTTTGAGATAAGATGCGGTCAACCTCGTGGGTGGGTACACAAATGGCCACGAAGGCTTCAAAGGTTTGCAACAGCTCTAACCCAAGATGACACTGGATTCTTCGTAACTAGCTTCTCAGCAAGTCAGTGTAAAAGCGATACATCCAACTTGATAAAAGTCACAAACATTCCCAAAGGGTTGCAACCTCGGAAGGTAACTCATAGTTGTGACAAGATTGTGCTGCAGTACCTAAAACACTTTAGCAAAACAGATCACGAGATACCCGCTAGTTGGGAAGCGTGGAAAGACTACACAGTAAGGCAGATGCAGCAGTTGTTTGGCTTTATTAAATCTAAAGCTTTAGACAATGCTCCAAGTCATCTGCACATAACCTAGGAGTAACATGAGAGAAAATTTTAGAATCTATGTAGATCGAGGAGGGAATATGCCACAGCTGTGGCATAAGAAATGGAGCAGTAAAACGCATCCGTTTTATATACGATATGAAAACAATCACCCAGTAGGATTGCATGGTCCTACTGAGGTACTAAGTGAAGACATCACAAAGACGAAAGTGTATAGTTATGCTAAACATGAGTTCGTCAACATTGCGGGCATACCGCAAGAATAGTTTACGCAGGGTCTTCTAGTGCCCGACCTTTCATTGCAGATCGCACTTCATCACTAATGTTCATACTCTCATAAGCGGATAAGTCTGGCCATCGACCATGCATCTGAAACAGCATCATGGTTCCCATAGTAACCGCTTGTGCAAAGTCATCTGGACCCGCTGGATCTCTTAGAATTCGATAGTGATCTCTTCCGCTTCCAGATTCTGATTTATCTTCAATAAGGTTTAGAAAATCATGGAGCAACCCAGTATCTTCTGAACCTCGATGGTCGTATTGGAAGAAGCGTACTACATGGGATTTGATGAACTGGCAGCAATAGTTCAATGCTCTATTGCGATCCATAGTGTAATGGTTTCGAGGGTGGAATTGATTAGCTGGTTTAAAGTTAATCAACCCACTTTTAGCCGGACCCACATAAGCTACCGCTAGTATATTAGCTGGGTCTAATCCAGATTGTACCAGCAAAGTTTCTCGAACAGTACCAGCCCCAGTGTAGTCATGTACTACATGGCTGCAATGAAATGTCTGCATAATGCCAAGGATAAGCCTAGCTTCTCTTACATGCTCATGCGGAGTCATGCTGCGGAACCCATAGATGATGTCTACTCGCCCATCTGGAGTCAATCCGCACACTGCGATTGCGGTATAGGATTGCAAGCTCATGCTGCTTTTACCTCGACTTACACCACCACCACCCCAGTCTACAGAGACAAAGCGGTAGATGTAAGAATCAATGTGCTTTTTGGCTTCGTCTACTAGGCAGGGCCAAGGAAGGCAGGCAGCTTGTTTTATGTCAGTAACAGTGACTAACTTAGACCCGCTGTCCCACGACTCTCCGCAAACTTCGTTGTAGAAAACATTGATGGGAACATTACCCTTCCCATTCATCTTGTCTACAAGCTTCTGCCATTTTTCAGAATCAGAGTAATGCATTGGCATGATCAGCTGAGGGACATGATATCCGACAAAAGACCAACGCTTGCTTGCATTGCGATGCACCCATCGTCCTGTGCCACCTTGTGCGGCAGGTCGAGGGTTTATAGCTTTTGCACACTTAGCACAAATTACACCGGGTACAGTCTCGCAGATGCCGGAATGAACTGGCCCAATCATTTTGATTAGGTCGTACTCTAATGCCGGAATGTTCCAATGTCCGCAGCCTGGGTGGGGGCAGCGGATAACCCATTCAGCCATGGAGGAATCATTCCAAAGCTTCTCGATAGTATTGTCTAGAGTCTTAGGGGTTCCAGCGTACTGGATAATACCCCAGTCCCTAGACGCAGACAGCGTTTCATGAATAATAGGTAGAAACGAAATATCCATGTATTGGATCTCGTCAATACAGTTCTTGTCTGCACTTACCCCACGCACTCTTTCTGCGTCGGTGTAAGCAAAAGAAAAGAGCATCTGAGACTTATTCTTGAATGAACGTTGTAGCACATTGTTAATCGTAGTCTCTCCAGAAAACAGACGACCTACCGGGCTGCTTTCAATAAAGGGAGCTACATAATTTTGTGAAAACCTTCGCACCATTTCAAACAATGGTGTGATGTAAAGTGTCGAAAAATAGGGAATACAGTTGGCAAACAACACTCCTTGCGCTGCAAGCGATGTGGACTTTGACACCTGTCTTCCTGTTTTCAATAGTGTGGTACGAGGCATTCTTGTTCTAAAGAAAGGAGCAAATGGAAAATGGTCATGTAAGTGATAAGGCTTTCCTCGAATAGATAACAAAAGAGGAAGCAATGGCTTTAGTGTCAGATAACCAGTCTTGGCCATTACATGCTGGGCCATGCGTAACTGTTGGATTTGCTGCGTATCTAAAGAGTTCTTTACATAATCAGCCAACAGCGATGATTCCAGCATTGGGCCAAAGTCAATTTCGGAGCCCGAGCTTTGTTCCTCTGCCAATACTTGGCTAGAGGTTTTACGTAACATGTTTATTTCTTCACTCATTAAGGAACTTTCTATGTCAAAGCCAGAGATCAGTGCTATTATCGGTATGTGTTTAGCATACCCTGTTCTTGTGATCGGAGTCAGCTGCTATTATACTGGAAAAGGGCTCACGTCGGTGGGCTCGATGATGATAGATGCCAGCGGGCTAACTCCTGTGATAAAACCCGTAGATAACCATCAATAACTTTAACCAGGGGAGGCTATTATGCCATCTCGTAGTGCCATCGCCTATCAAATAAGAAAACTAAAAAAACCGCCCGGAGGGTTGTTGCCATCGTTTTCTACTAAACAATTATTAATTCACCAATACCCAGACCCGACTGGTAAACCATTAAGTGAGCTAATAATTGGCGAAGGTGCGCCGTCCCCTGACCGAGTAGTGTTGGCTAATTGGTCTCCTCCCAACACGGAAGAGACGTAAAAAATGGATTCAACTATTGCAGTATGGGGGCTATGTTACACCATAGCCGTTGGAGTTTTCTTGGTGCAAGGATTATATC